CTCTTACTACGCTGAAGCGCACCGAGGATAATGAAAATTACTTTCCAAGCGTCGAAGCAGGCCGGTTGGCCGGCTACTGTCTTGAAGAAAGACATCTCGATCTCAAAGGCGTGCCACTACTTTGCAAAACTTAGTGGCAGCCGAATGAGATCAACAAACATAGAAGAATTTTTGCCTTGTTACAAGGCAACAGTGCGTTTCGCTATCGCAATCTTCTCTGTTTCATCTTACGATCAAAATGACCGTAAGTTAGCGAAAAAGCTTTTCTCGTCGAACGAATTTGACCAATTCGTTCGACGTCTTCAATCTCAGAAGAGGAGAAAAGCGGCGTGTTTCCTGAGTCGCTTGATGCAATTCAAGAAGCTTCTTCCAGCATTACCAGCGGTAATGAAAGAAGAAGCCCTAAGGAAACACAAGGAGACCCTGAGTGCGCCTGTCGGAGCGACTCTGGATCTCGAAGGTCTGCGGGCGTGTTCTTTGTCCCTCTTACGAGGATTGCCAATCATTGACTTTAACACTGTTCGGTCTTGTATTAGACGGTCTGCCTTATCTGATAAGGCAGCCTATTACAATACAAGTGGAAGTACCTTCCAGAAACCGAACAAATGGTTCAAGTCACTTGGCTACAGAAGACCAGAAACTTTCCACACGATTTATCGTGAGGAACTCGAGCTTAAAGCTGTCAAAAATGTTCTCGCGAACATGATTGATTATCCACACGTTGACACAATTTATTGTGAAAACAGAGGACAATTGGCTGTGAAAGCTATCGCAGTTCCAGATAAAGGAAAGTTTCGGGTCATCACCAAAGAACACGGAGAGAGCAAGTGCCTACAGGTAGTACAACAGTCGTTACACGACTATTTACGGGTTAAACCCGAATTTGTACTCATAGGCAGACCTGTTCGATCCCAGGACGTAGAGTGGTTACGTTCTGACCCTGACGCTTCGAATGAGGCAGTCTTCATTTCTGGAGACTATGAATCTGCTACAGATTACATCTCACTCGAAGCCACTGAGGCCGTTGCACTGGCTCTCCTACCGAGAGTCCTACCCACCCCGTTGTGCAACGCGATACTGGCAGCGGTTAGCCGTAAAACCATCATTTACCCCGATGGATCTGAAATACTTCAGAAACGCGGTCAATTGATGGGAGGTTTGTTGTCTTTTCCGTTTTTGTGCATAATTAATTATGCTGCGTTCCGATCTGTTTTTCCAAACAGAAGAGTACTCATAAACGGAGACGACATCCTCTTTAAGGCTACCCCACAGGAGTTCGACACCTGGCGTTTGGCTGTTGAAAGCTACTCGTTGGTTCTAAACCAACAGAAGACGATTGTTCATCGTCATTTAGCTAACATCAACTCAACGTCATTTTGGTGCGATCAATCGGGTACTACACCGATTGAAGTCACTCCTTACTCTGCCCTCACCTCTTGGGACCCCAAGGCCATCTCTGGCCTTGAGACTCACACCCAACTCCTGACCAAAAAGTTCTTTCCTTTCGGATTGAACCGCCGGGACACACGTCCGCTTTTTGGTCTTGCCGAGCATGGTGGCCTCGGCGCCATTCCGACATTTGGTTTGTCACAGCGTAGGTTGAACCGTTTAAAACGGTTCAACCTAATGATGCATACTGATCTCAGTATGCTTCAAGACAAACCACTAAGCTCCGACCTCAACGCGTTATCTTATGTCAATGACATAAACCTGGTCGATCGACCAGTAACGCGGGAGAGGTATGCTCTTAAGAAGAGTTTGCGAGGTGCCTTTGTTGACACTCGTAGCAAACTGCACTTTAAGAGCTGGAGCCGTCTTTCTTCAACAGGGTCCGTCGGGATTCCTGTCGCGGGTTCATGTTCCTCCGGGGAAGCACGTCGTGTTGTTAACGCGAAGCACTGATCACCTTCGTGCCTTGAACCTAAGCAGG